TATATCGCTGGGAATCCGACTGTCCTTCTGTCCACTCATCGGGGAATCCCTGCAATCTTTCACATTCCAATGGCAGTAATCTTCGGATGGTTGATTCGAAGATAGTCTGGTCATTGACACCCTTGAGGGTGAAACTTTTATCAGAGAACATTGCACCCTTGCCACCACCGGGTTTACCTTCTCGTTCTCGTATGACTATGGCGTGGGGTGAAGTGGTATCGATGGTGAACATCGGTTCACCCTCATCACTATGACCCTTACCATTTGGCCCAGCATTCTCTGATCTTCCAATGACTGTGTTTTGTATGGCAGTAACCATTGGTGTATTCAGTCCTCCTGTTCCCATGTATCCAGTTAGCGTGTTGATGGTGTCACCTTGGATACGAACCCCATCAGATCGATGAGGATGGAAGATGATGAGTTTGTCTTCCTCGACATACTGATTGCCCACCCCTTTGTAGTCTCGTGCTTGCAATGTACCAACAGTCTCATTGGTTGCAATCAAAACTGTGGCACGAACATCACCGTTGTTTTCAAATGCGTTCAAGGTTGGCACCACCCCTCCTTCGTTCCATGTTTCATAATCATCTTTACTCTTGGCTCTGCTGGCTTTGATAAACCAATGCATCATGCAACGCTTTCGGTAGTACTTTGCCCCTACGGTTGGCTCTACGAAGGATCCCCTCGCAAGCCTTACTGCTCAAGAAGTATCGGGGATTTGATGTCTTCTCGAGAACTTCCAACAATGAAGATTCTACGGCGGCGTTGGGGAACTCCGAAGAACTGCGAATCCAGAACTCTCCACTCAATGTGGCGATACCCTGAGTCGGCCATTTCAGAGATAACGACTCCGAAATCGCGGCCTTGGTTGCTTGATAATAATCCCGGCACATTCTCCAAGATGAGCGTGTGTGCTTTGACTTCCCTAGCAAATCGAATGGCATCCCAGAAGAGTCCACTTCTTGCCCCAGCGATACCAGCTCTTCTGCCAGCGACTGAGACATCTTGGCATGGGAATCCTCCGCATACGATGTCGACATTTCCTACCAATCCTTTCTCGTTAGCCCACTCTGTTGCTGTTGTTACATCGTCATGTAGCGGAACATCGGGCCAATGCTTCTGCAATACCTTTTGACAATGCTTATCAATCTCTACTTGTCCTACACATTTCATCCCTGCTTGCTCGAAGCCGAGATCAAATCCCCCGACTCCGGCAAACAGCGACACGACAGTTAGTTGCTTCATTTCTTTTTCTTTGTTGTCTTCTCTAGTGACTTGAGATACTGCTCGAACTTCTCAAGTTCCTCTGCGTGTTTCCACTCATAGAACTTATCTTCAATCTTGTAATAACCCCACTCAAGGAAGTGATAAAGGGCAACACCTGCTGTAACAGACAGGACTAACGCTAATGTTTCATTCATTTACTAACTCCATAAACTCATCTAGTTGGATAATGACAAATGCTTTACTGACATTGCTTTGCCTACGCTTGGCAATGACAAGTGGGATAGCTCGACCTGACTTCTTTCTTCGCTTCATCCAGTTATCCCTTTCAAGCACCGCTTCTTGCATCCAAGGCCCGGGCTTGAAACCTTTTTCGTTCTTTGCTTCGACTATGAAGTACTTCCTATTGGCGAAGAACCATAGGTCTCCCTCATCATATGAGCCAGAGAGGCGTAATCTCTCGGCAAGTAGATCTAACGATCTAAAGTATTCAACAAGGTCGGTCTCCCATTGGGATCCCTTGCGTTTGTTTGCCCTAGATTGCTTCGTGTCCACGCCAATAAATCAATCCCGGTCTTACATCTGCTCGACCTTGTGCATCTCCGTCTGCAATCTGTACTCTCGATGGATCGATGAGAAGGGTTGCATACTTAGTGCCATCGGCAGAATGTTCTCCGAATCGGTTCTTTACTGCTGCCACTTTTAGTTCTCCATATTCTGGATTCATTGCAATCGACAAGATCATCGAAGGCAACTGAGATGCCTTGCCAAGTATGGCTCGGCGTGGTGCTGGTTTGTCTGCTTCGTAATCTCTTTGCTCTGACATATGTGTAAGAGCAAGGACACAGGCACCTGTCTTTCTAGCAACATGATGAAGTTCGGACATGATTGCCCGAATGCCTGACCATTCTTCCCCTGTAACGGACACGCAGTTCATTAGGTTATCTATAACGACAAGTGCCGGTGCCATGCCATACACCTCACCATAGGCGAGGACTTCGAGTTCGATGGTGTCTATATCTGGTGACGGATCAAAGACCCACTTGATATGACCTGCGCCTTCGCGTACATCATTATCAAACATATGTGGGTCTTTGTCCAACTCCGCCTCTATGTCAGCCTGATCTTTATTCTTTATATGCGCTGCAGTTCGCAGTAGTTGAGTGATCGGGTCTGTATCTGCAGAGAAATACAGAGTGTCGACACCACTGCGGATCGCATATATCAAAGCCATTAAAGATTTTCCAGAGTTAGGTTGTCCTGCTATTAGGATTAACTGACTCCTGCGAAACTTCATTCCAGCACCATCTAGCTTAGGCCACACCGTAGGTAGTGGCTCAGCCTTAGTGGTCTGTGAATGAACAGCTGACGTTAGTGTAAGCATTAGCCGTTATACCAAGGGCCTTCTTCAAGTGCAGTCTTGGCGATTGGTCCACCATTCCATAGCGGTCCGGCTGCTGGATCGAACCACTTCTTACGAGGCTTACCAGTCTTGTCTACCCAAGCCTTTAATACGAAAGCTCCTCTTGAAGAAGTTTCAGGGGCATTGGGGAGTCCGTATGTCCAAGTATTGCCGTACTTGTCTTGGGCGATTTGCGGCCCATCCGAACTAGCAGGCGATACGCTCCTGGACTGTACTTCACTTGCAGGACTTTTAGGTTGCAGTGGAGCTAACGCAGCCACTGACTCCGATCCTACTAGGGCTAACGCCATAGCGTTAATTATGTGTTCAGCATCTTCGCTGCCCACTATTTCTTGCAGAGTTCCTTTGAACTCAGCTGCATCTTTACCAGAGATCACTGTGATTCTTCCGAGGTGATCTTTGGCGCTTATTTGTATCCCATACTCAGCCATTATTTTTCTCCTTTGCTGATAGTTGGGTCGTCTATGCTACCACTACCAAAGAAACATTTGTACTTGACTCCGCAAGTGTCGCAGTTCTCTGTGTTCGGTACATAGACATCATTCTCAACCGCTTGCTGGAACCTTGCTAGTAACACATCAACTATATTTTTCTTGTGTGTTAGGTCGTAGGTTTCCGTCATCTTATCAGTACGCAGATTGTAGTAGCAACCTTTAGTAACTTTGATTGGGCGGTCGGGAAACTTTGATAATCCCCACGCATAGAAAGCTAACTGTAGCGGTGTGCGGGGAGTGGACTTACCTGTCTTTAGATCAACAACAACTACGTTGCCGTCGTTATCCTCAAACAGTCGGTCAATAAACATCTTCACTGGCATACCAGTAGAGATGCTAGGTGTTAGACCTAGCTCGATTGCTGGGTCTTTGTCAATCTGAAATAGTTTCCAAGGTGATTGTCGTCTCCAGTTACGGTAGTTCAGCAACATATCTAGACCCTTCCAGCGCCAGAACAATTCATTCTCTGACGGATAGAACGGGTCTTTATCTGAGCGTACTTTGCCAGCCCTTAGATTCTCTAAGTCCCAGCCCTTTTCCACCGCTTCTTTAATTGCTGCGTCTAGGTGGTCATTCCAAAACGCTTCAATGTCGTCGCCTTCTAGATCAAGATAGTTATTCTTATCTAGTTCTTCAGTAGCCGTATGAACTGCAGACCCACCGATAGACCACCACGCAGGTTGTTCCTCAACTCCATAGCGTTTGGTTAGCTGATAGGAATGTCCGCAGCGAATGTAGTTCGATAGACTACTGTAAGACAAATGTGTTAGTTCCATAACTGGATCATAACACAAGTGTCTGACAAATATCTAGTGTGTCGGCTCTATTTTTTGTAGCCACACTTGCTGACCGAAGTCAAGCAACTTCATCTCAGGTGCGTACAAATAGGCAAATGTATCTATACCCAACTGAGGACGTAGGTGTGAATGATAGTCATCACCCTGACCCCACTCGTAATCATCAAATGCCATAATGCCGCCAGGCTTTAGCCAAACCCAGCTGAGCATAGCGTCAAGAAATACACCAAAGGTAGTGTGATCTCCGTCGATATAGATGAAGTCATACTTAGGTGGCTTGTTGTTTATAAGAAAGTCAACGCTAGTCATCTTGTTCTTAACTACCTTACTGCCGTAGGCAGCAACCTTCTCGTCATAAGTTTTCTCTACATCAGTCCAGTCGAATTCTTTGTGAGTAACTTCCTCTGACCCTTGCCAAGTATCCACATCAAACAGAACTGATTCGTCGTGGGTCAGGACATTCTCCAGTAGATAAGCAGACGCGTCTCCAGTGTATGCACCAATCTGTAGTGCTCGCAACTTTGTTCCGGCTAGTGGGATAAGGTGCTTATCAAAGTAATGCTTAGCTGTAATCTCAAACCAGTTTGGATACTCAGGCATTCCAATCCTTAGGGTCAGGCCACTTATCTTCTAATACCATTAGGGCGATAATAGCATAGTTAGCTAGATCTAGAAAGGAATCCTCGAGGGACTCGTTCTCTGGTGTAGCTCCACTATCCACTAGATTATTGATACGGGAAATCTTGTCATAGATTCGCACCCGCAGTCCGTTAAGCGGACCGCCGGGTGCGCTGGC